TGTCAAAGAATGCGTATGAGTTTGCTACACAATACGATTGGAAAGATATAGGCATTCAATGGGATGAGTATTTTAAAGACTTAACTTATCCTACTAAAAAACCTTTAATCTTAGCGGAGGTGTCATGATGAATAACTTAATTTGGCATGGTCCGTTCTGCGGACAATCAGGTTATGAAGTAATCACAAGAGAGCTGTTATTAGCACTAGATAAGATTGGAGTTAAAATAAGACTTCAACCTGCATCTGGATGGAATAGAGAAATGATTCAATTACCTCTTGATGTTCAAAGCAGATTTAAGAGAATGATTCATAATAAAGTTCCAGAAGGAACGCCTTGTATAATGCATCAAAAAGATCAAGAAGCTATATTGAAATTGATTACACCTGAAACAAAAAAGTATTGTTATACATTGTTTGAAACTAATAAGCTTCCTAAGCCTTGGATAGATGGTCTTAAGAAGATGGAGAAAGTATTTACTTTTAGTAATTTTAATAAAAATTGCTGGAAAGAATTAGATAACGTTCATGTATTGCCTTATGGAGTATCTAAGGAGTTCAAGGAAGACGCACCTGCAGCAAACATCTTAAACAAGAAGGGATATACATTCCTTTGCAACGGAGACTTTGTTGAAAGAAAGAACTTCGAAGGGCTTATGAAAGCCTACGTAGAAGAGTTCGATTCAAGCGATGATGTTACGTTAATATTAAAAACTCATTTTGGAGGGTTTACGAAACGTAATCAGGAAGCATTAAAAGATGACATACAGAGATATGTCAATGATCTTGGGAAAACGAACCCTCCTAAAATCCTCATCTTCTTAGATAAAATTCAAGTAGAAGACATGGTCGCTTTATATAAGGCTTGCGATTGCTTTGTATTGCCAAGCAAAGGCGAAGGATTAGGATTACCTATCTTAGAAGCTATGGCTTGTGGTAAACCTATTATAGCAACAGACTGGAGCGCGTTATCTGAGTTACCGTTTGAAGGTATAAGGATACCAGCAACGGAAGAAGTCATTGATAATATTGAATTTATTAAGAAATGCCCTCATGCATTGAATCATAAGTGGGCTAAGATTGATAATAAGGATATAAGAAAAGCATTAAGAGAAGCGTTTACTAATCAAGAAGAATACAAAACAATGGGTGAGCACAATGCCAAAATAGCTAAAGATTTACATTGGCATAATGCAGCATTGGAAATGATGAGAGTTATTGGAGGTGCAGAATGCACACAATAAGACCATGTAAAGTAATGCTTGTTCTTTCCAAGACGCTTGGTGATGTTGTTTTAATCCATAACTTAATAGATGGAATACATAAAGAATACAAAGACCCTGAAATAGATATCTTTGTAGATGAGAAATATAAAGATATTATTGTTGGTAATCCGAAAATGTCAGTAGTCTATTGTATGAAAAGCTGGTTAAATAATTGGGCTAAGATATTAGAAAGAACATTTGAATATGATGTTGTATTAATTCCACAACAGCTTCATATGGAAGATAATGTTTGGCATCAACTAGACCACTTAAGACATCAGCACTTAGTTGACTTCTATTTAGATAGATGCAGATTACCAAAAAGAACAAAAGAAGATAAGCTAAAGATATTTCCTTTAGAAGATGATGTTGATGCTGTTAAGGCTTTAGAAATTAAGAGTCCATATATCGTTATCCATACGACTTCATTAGTTCCAAGCAAAGACTGGAGCTACTTTAACGAATTAACTTTATCGATGATTCACGAGGGAGTCGACGTTGTCCAAGTTGGAGCCGATACTGATACATTAATAGATAAGGCTATGGATTTAAGAAGCAAATTATCGTTTAAACAAATAGCCGTGTTATGTAGTAAGGCCAAGTGTTTTGTTGGCTTAGATAGCGGTTTAAGCTATGTTTCAGCCGCTTCTGGAGCTAAGACCATAGTTCTTCAAGGTGCAACTGTTCCAGAGACCTCAGGACCATTTGGAGAGAACGTTATTAATATAGTAAGTGAAACAAGAGAAGAATGTAAAGATAAAAGGTGTCATGGGAATTGTAAGTTCAATGACAAATGTATAAACCGAATATCAATCATTGATGTTCTTGCGGAGGTTAAAAAATGTTAAAGAGAAAAACAATTGATTTAAATATAGAAAAAGAGTTTCTAGCTAATGCTAGTAAGAATACCGAATCTTTAAAGAAGACATTGAGTCTCATTAAAGACGGAAGCTTGTTTTTTGTTGGTCAATATAGTGACAAAAGAAAAAGAAGAGCAGTAGCCTTCTTAACACAAGCATTAAAGGAGAAAAATGAAAGTACTATTCATAACAAGACCTTATCTAATCGACCCGTTAGGGCTAGCGTTACTAAGCGCATCTCTTAAGAAAGCTGGACACGAGACGTTCTTAGAATTACATGAAGATGGAAAAGATTTTGCTCTTTTGAATAAAGTTATTAAAATACAACCAGATATATTAGCGTACAGCGTATATACTGGCGCTCATGATTATTACGTAAAGTTGAATAAAATGATAAGAGAAAAAACAGGATTAAAAGCAGTAAGCGTATTCGGTGGACCTCATTGTACATACTTTGAGGACATTAAGGATAATGAATATGTAGATGTTGTCATGCAAGGAGAATGCGACTTAACTTTTCCTCAGCTACTAGAGGACTTAGATACTTATAAGTTTCCAGTTGTTATTAAGGCAGACATGAATCCTCAAGACTTAGACGCTTTACCTTTGCCAGATAGATCATTGATATATAAGTTTGAAAGAAATAGAAACAATCCTATTAAGAACATTATGACTAGTAGGGGTTGTCCGTTCTCTTGCCCTTATTGTTTTCCTGAAGATACAATGATTCACACTATTAAAGGAATGAAATCAATTCAAGATATATCGAAAGGAGAAAAAGTTCTTTACGCTAAAGGTGGAGATTATGGGGAAGTAACTCAATTATATAAAAGAGAATATAAAGGGGATTTAATAGAAATCAATTGTGGAACTATGTGTGTTCCTACACAATCGACACCAGAACATAAAATATTAAGATATAAATTTAAGAAAAAAAGTTATTTACGCGCGGATAAAATAAATATTAAAGATAAGATTGTTGTCCCGTTTGTTAAAGAAAAATTAATTACAGATATTAGTGTAACTAAAATCTTGGGTTCGAAGGTTGGCATTACAAAAGATGGGTTAGCTAAATATAAAAGAAGTAAAAAGAAAATTTATAAAAATATTTTATTGAATAAAGAGTTTTGGATTTTGGCTGGATATTATATTTCAGAGGGAAGCATTGATAGCGGTAGCGTTCATTTTACTTTTAATAAAAATGAAAAAGAATTTTGTAGCCAAGTTTCAAAATATATTAAAAATATATTTGGATTAAAGACTTCATTAACATATCAAGACAATATATGTAGAGTTAGTGTTTATAGTTTTTTAGTTAAAGATATTTTTGATAATCTCTTTGGTCATGGTTCTAAAAATAAATATATTCCAAGATTGCTGTATGGACAGAGCAAAGAAAATGTTAAAGAATTTATAAACGCCTGGAACAATGGCGATGGAGATAAAAACGGACAGATTGTAACCGTGTCTCCTAGTTTAGCGATGCAAAGTTTTATTTTGTGTTGGCAAAATGGTATAACAGCATCTTTATATAGAAGCGATATTAAAGATAGCGTTATTAATGGACGGGAAGTTCATACAGAGAATATGAGATATACACTACATATTAATAGAAAAAATAAAGATGTTGTTATAACAAAAGATTCTATTCTTTTACCAATTCGTTCTATTATTAAAAAGGATTATTCTGGGTATGTATATAATATAGGAGTAAGAGGGAAAAGGACTTACACGGCTAACACTATAGGAGTGCATAATTGCTATAACAGCGTCTACAATAAGATGTTTTGTGGTAAGACTGTTAGATACCGAAACATTGATAGCGTTATAGAAGAAGGACGAAAGATTAAAGAAGATTATCCTGCCACGGAATATATCTTTTTTGAAGACGATGAGTTTATCGCTATCAAAGACAGAGTATTAGAGTTTAGTAAAAAATGGAAAGAGATTGTTGACTTACCATTCCATGTTCAGATACGTATTGATATGTTGACAGAAGAAAAGCTTAAAGCATTAGTAGACGCTGGATGCACAAGTGTTACATTTGCTATCGAGACCGGAAACGAAGATAGACGAAAGAATGTTTTGAATAGAAACATAAGTGATAAGAAGATTTTAGATGGTGCAGCATTATTACGTAAATACAACATACCATTTAGAACAGAGAACATGCTAGCTACTCCTCAAGAGAGCTTAGCTAATGCGTTAGAGACATTAGACATAAATATTAAATGTAAGCCAATGATAGGATGGGCTTCATTGTTTCAACCTTATCCAAAGACTCCAATGGGAGAATGGGCAAAAGAGTTAGGCTTATTTTCTGGAAAACTAGAAGATATTCCAGCAACGTTCTTTGAAGAGACTATTATAAAGATGGATAAGAAATTAAAAAGACAGTTTGAGAACTTGCAGAGACTTTTCGGTTTAGTTTGTAGCTTTCCAATATTAAGAATATTCGTGCCACTATTAATAAGATTGCCACAAAATAAACTTTATGATTATATATATACATCATGGAAAAACAATCAATACAATAAACTCTACAAGGTAGGTTAATATGACACAAGTTAAGTACGTCAATAAAGAAGATATGCATAAACATAAAGACACTGAGGGCGTCAAGGTGTTTCCAGATGAGTTTATTAGACGTAGATGGTCGCAAAAGGATGTAATAAATTTCTTAGTAAAAGAGCTTGACAAAGAAGAGAGCTGGATTACGAAGAAGATAAAGAAGATAATTAAAGACACAACTAAAAGGAGGTACAATTAATGTCAGCATCGATTGTAGCATTAGGACACGTTGGTATCAGGAAAGAGGAAAGCTTCGCATCCGGTGGAGAACCTACTGATTATCAGCCAATTTTTAGCGAAGATATCAGAATGGAAAAGCATTATGATTATTCAGATAGAATCATGAATACTTCGCAGCAAGTAGGAGGACGATTATTAAATGTTGGGATTACTGGTTCGATTACATTTCCAATCAGCCCAGATGGACCAGAGATGTGGTGGAATTGTGGTTTAGGCCAAACCTCATCTATCTATTCAGAAGAACGACCTTTAGATAGCATGGTTATTACTTTGGATAGAGAAGCAGGAGATATCTATACAAGTGGAGACATGATTTCTAGCTTAGAGATTTCTTCGGCTGCAGGAGCGCCTTTACAATGCGTTGCAAGCATTGAAGGAAAAGGATACTCAGATTATACTGCAAGCACACCATCTTATACAAGTGGTGATGATGGATTTTTACATAATGAAGGCAAGTTTTATGTTGCTGGTGCAGAGATTTTAAATGTAATGACATTTTCAGTCTCAATCAACAACAATCTTGTTACTGATTTATATACAAATCAAAAAGAAAGACGAGATATCCCAGCTACAAAATGTATGGTAACAGGAAACATGACTTTATTATTTGAAGACACAACTCAAAGAAATAGATTTATGACAGAGGAAAGTGTTAAGTTGGAAGCAGTTTACGCAAGAGGCGCAAACTCATTTACAGTAACCTTAGACAAGGTTCGTTTTGATGACGATTCTCAACCACTATCTGGTCAGACAGATTACATTGCTGAAACGATTAATTTCACAGCATATGTAGATGACCCTAGTACAGAAGAATCAATTAAAATAACCGTAGTCTAAATAAGATGGAGGTGCAACAATGTTGCAATTAGTTAACACAAAAGAAACATATGACGTTCCTTATGAGGTTGACGGGAAAGAACAAGCAGTATTTGTTCTAAGAAAATTAAGTATGCGTGAAGTAAATACTATCGATGATAAGATTGCTGTTATGAAGAATGATAGCGTCGAGTTCTTAGGTGGTACATCTTCTAGAATGAAAATCAATTACGGGTTAGTTGATTGGAAGGGCATACAATTAGATGGTAAAGACGTTCCTTGTACGGAAGCAAATAAGGAATTAATCCCATCTAGCGTTAGTCAGTTTCTAGTAAATAAGATTAACGAAGATAATGGTCTTAAGGCTACTGACAAGTCGGAGACAAACGAAAAAAACTAACAAGGGCTGTGGAGCTTTTGTTGACTGGCGCTTCGCTTAAAACAGTGGCAGAGGTTTTAAAGCTCGAAAGACTTCCACAGCCTTTGATGACGTATTTGTTTTGTTGTCCTTCGTTAGACGGACAGTTGAGATGCCTTCCGAAGCTGGGAGGCTATCTAGACCAAGACTATTGGGATATCTTGTGTTTTAACATTATCGAACAAAGGATTAGAATGTATCAACATAGACAAATGCTTAAGAGTAAATCAAGGAAGAAAAGATGAACGATCAAGTATTAGAAGTAGTTATCAGAGCTAAGAATATGATGGGTCCAGCTATGGCTTCGGCTAAAGCCAGTATGAATAAATTCTCAAGTCAGAGTAGAAAAGCTTTTACTAATATAAGACAATTTTCTAGGAGAGCAACCGATGCGATGAGAAAGCATTGGATGAAATTTGCCGCTGTTGCTCTTATTGCTGTTCTTGCTATAAAAAAAATAGGAAGCGCTTTAATAAAAACAGCTAGTACAGTTGAAGATATGAAAACAAGATTAACTGTTTTGCTTAAAAGTGTTGTCAAAGGTAATCAGGTCTTTAAAGATATGGCAGATTTAGCAGGTAGAGTTCCAAAGACTTATGAAGAGATTATGGGAGCTGCAACAGAATTAGCTGGTGTTGTTTCTGGTGGTACAGAAGAGATTAAAAAATTAATGCCTATCATCGTTGATTTATCTGCTGGTACTGGAATAGCGGTTAGAGATGTTAACTCTCAGATGATTAAGATGTATTCGGCTGGAGCTTCTGCGGCTGATATGTTTAGAGATAGAGGTGTTTTAGCTGCGTTAGGATTTAAAGCTGGAGTATCCTATACCAACAAACAAACAATGGATACTATCTTAAAACAGTTTGATAATATGTCAGCGAAGTATGCTGGAGCTGCAAAGAAGTTAGCTAAGACTTGGACTGGTATGACTTCCATGATGAAAGATGCTTGGTTTAATTTTAAGAAAGATATTGGCGAAGATTTCTTTGAAGATTTAAAGATGGATTTACGTTCTATATTAGAAATGATTAGAATTGCTAAAGAAGATACTGGAAAATATGCAGAAGTAGTCAAAGATTTAAAAAAGTTCTTTCAAGATGCTTATGCTAATTTAAAACAATTCGCATATGGCGGCATAGTATTAATAGGAAATTTAATTAATTTATTTACTGGATTAAGACTTGTAATAGAATATATCAAAGTTGGGATAATGGGTCTGGAGATTGCTAGCAGAACAACTGCTTTGGCGGTTTTAAATATATCAAAGAAGTTCAGAGAAGGAACAAGAGAACTTATTAAAGATTTCGGAGAAGTTAAAGATGGTTTAGCAGCTCTAGAGGGTGCAGCTATTGTAGATTGGGGTGAAGGTGCAAAAGAAGGTATAGCTGAATTCGAGAAATTATTAAAGATAGCAAGAGAAGCAACAGAGCTGAATGATATGTTTGATGCTAAAAATCCATTCAAATCTCCTATTGACGAAGAAGCAAAAGAAGCAGCTGTGAAAGCAGAACAAGAAAAGTTTGATATATTAAAAGAAGCACGAAAGAAAATAAAATCTTTAATGATGAAAGATACCGAATTCCAATTAGCTGAATTAGATAAACAAGTAGCCGGCTGGAGAGAAAAGTGGGGACCGGAAGGTGAAGGATTAAGCATAATATCAAACTATTACGATATGGTAAAGAAAGAAATCTTGGATTCTGCTAAGGAAACTGAGAGGGCATGGAGTGGAATTGCCGATATTGTAAAGGGAACAGCTAGCTTGATGGCATCTTCTTTATCTCAAGGATTCTTTGACGTAGTAACAAATGATACTAAAGACTTAAAAGAAGTGTTCGTAGACTTCTCTAAAGGTGTTTTAAAGATGATTACGGATGTTATTGCGAAGATAATGGTAATGAAAGCACTTATGATGATAGCTGGAGGTGCTGACGGTTCTATATTGGGCGTTCCGCTAAAGATGATTATGCATGAAGGCGGAATGGTAAAGAAGTATCATACCGGTGGAAAGATGCGAGCCGCTAATGGAATGAAGCTGCAAAGCGACGAAGTTCCTATTATCGCCCAAACTGGAGAGAGAGTATTATCAAGAGGACAGAACGCTGCATATGAAAGAAACAATATGGGTAACGGAAATCCTATTGGTAGAGGAGCACAGCAACCATTGATTGGACCGTTTATCATTAGAGCTTGGGATGCTCAAGATGTTTATAGGAATAGAGACATGTTAGTTAGCGCTGTGACACAAGAGTTTTTAAAGAATGGCGCAATTAGAGGAATAATTAAACAAAACTTATAGAGGTAGAATATGAGCGATTTTGCATGGACACCTGATGGAGTATCAAAAGAACAAGCCAAGTATAATACTTTAGTTTCTGACTTTGAAAACGGAGTAGAACAAAGAAGACAGAAGTGGAACTCTCCAATAAGAACATTTGAACTAAAGTTCAGAGCTAGAACACAATCAGAGTATGCTGCAGTTAAAGCATTCTTTGTTTTGAAAGAAGGAGAATTAACTTCATTCACATGGACAAATCCTATCGATTCAACTGAATATACTGTTAGATTTAGCACAGATGAATTCGATGGGAATTTAATCGCATTTGAATTATATGACTTTGATATCACTTTCATAGAGGTTAAGTAATGCCGAGAACGACTAATGCTGAATTTAAGGACCAGAAGAACTCAGCAACCAATCAACCTATATATTTATATACAATAGATAACTATGATGGTGCTAGTAATGATTTGAATTTTGCTGAATATGATACGGACATAACTTATAGCGGAGTAACATATACAAAATTTCCAATATCGCATGAGGCAGTATCTGATAATACTGAAGGAAGCATTGATACTGTTATTGTTAACGTTGCAAATGTAAATAGATTAATAGAGTCTTATTTAGAAGATTACGATTTAAGAGGAAAGAAAGTTACAATCAAAACCGTATGGGCAAATAAGTTAGCCGATGCGTCTGCTTATATGGACGATATATTCTATATCGATAAATATACAGCTAGTCAGGATGCAGTTAGCTTTACATTAACAAGTAAGTTTGACTTGCTTAGTGTTCAAATACCATCAAGAAAATATTCAAGAAATTATTGTTCATGGGTTTTCAAATCAACAGAATGCGGATATGCAGGAGGAGAAACAACGTGCAGCAAAACGAAACAGCGATGCAAGGTGCTAGCGAATTACACTCGGTTCGGAGGATTTCCATCCATACCGATAGGTCGCATATATGTGAGATAATTAATAGTCTTGTTAAGAAATACTTAGGCGTTCCATATAAGATGATGGGTAGAGATATGAACGGGTTAGATTGTTATGGACTTATAATGAGCATATACAAAGACATGGGTTATGATTTGTTCGATATTAGTCAAAACTATAATGCAGGTTGGTCGTTTGAAGGAAAGAATTTCTTTTATGAAAACTATTATAAAGAGTGGGATATTGTAGAAAATCCTGAGCCACTTGATATTGTATTGTTTCATAATGGAATGGGTATAGCAAATCATGGAGGGGTATTTTTAAGCACTAATAAAATTATCCAATCTTGTCAAGCTGGTGTAGTTATTGCTAGATTATATAATCAAAATATTAAAAATAGGATTGAAGGATTTTATAGATTAAGGAAACGCAATGATAATTATTAAGCTGGTGCCGAACTTTGCTAAATATGCTGGACGAGAAAAGTGGGAGTTTCCATATAAAAACGGAAAGACTGTCAATGAGTATATTAATGGTATTGGTAAAGAATTAGATAACCCTAAGATTATTGTTAGCGGTAAAGAGATTAAAGACCTTTCCTTTGTTCCTGATGATGGTGATGATATAATTATTACAAATTATATTCATTTTGCTTTACCGGCAATAGCTTATTTCTATATTATTGCTAATCTTATTGTGCAAACAGCTTGGATTTGGGCGCCAATAGCTCTATCTTTAATAATTTCATACGCAACGAAATCTAAGATGCCAGATATAGGTCTTGGCGGTTCTGGTATAGACGAAGGAAGCGCAACCTACGGATGGGAAGGCGCTAGAATAGCTCAAGACGTTGGAACTCCTGTTGGTGTTATTTATGGCGAACATCGAGTAGCTGGAAACATTATCAATCAATTTATATGGACGAATGGAGATGTTAACTATCTAAATATTTTGATTGCTTTGTGTGAAGGAGAAATTGAAAGCATATCTTCAATTAAAGTTAATGATAATCCTATCGCTAACTTTGATGGCATAACTCAATATACTAGAATGGGAACAAACTCACAAACACTTATTGATAACTTTGAAGATTTACATAATGTTTATACAGTATCGGCTACTCTTGCAAAAGATAATCCATATACTTATACAACCGTAGATAGTGACGTAGAAGCTTTTGAATTAAAGTTATATTTTCCAAGTGGATTATACCA